ATATAAATGGGAGGCAAAAGGCAATAAATGTACTTATGTACGACAGAGATGCCGAGATTTCATTTCATAGATACACAGATGAAGAGATTATTGAATTTAAAACACTAATGAGACATGTCGGCGGAGTGTCTATTGTCGCTTTTGAATTATTTAAAGAGGATAATGGATACACACAAAAATCCAAGAGACCTATAAAAATAGGTGATGAAGTTATAAGTATGCCTATAAGAGAGTTCTTTTTTGGTCAAGAAGGAGGTAGTGTTCGTTCCACGTATAAACAAAAGGTTTTCGCTTCGTTAAACGCTATAAATATGCAAGGAACAAAAAGCACACTCAGAACTGTTGATGTTGTGAGGCTAATAAATAAATTAGCATCTCAAAAAGAGATAAAGAAAGCGAGGACAGGCATGGGTGTAAGTAGATTTATTGTAAGTAAAAACGACCAAATTATTGACAAAGCTAAAGAAGAAGTAATTATTACTATAAAAGAAACTTTAAATAACATAAAAGGTGGATAATAATATTTTACACAAACAAGCAGAGTTTTCTCCCAAAGGGTTAAACAATGGTTTTATACAATCTATTGTTAAAATTGGGAACACCGTTCTCCCCCAACTTTCTAAAAAAAAAGAAGATAGGGAAAAACAGATTTCATTTTTAAATTATATTTTAAGTAATAAGAGAGACAGTATGGTCAGTAAATTAGGCAAAAATACTGTTAGCCATGCGGATATTTGGAACTGGAACGACACTAAATAGAAGCCTACTCTTTTGGTTTTAGCCAAAATATCATCAACTAATACATGAATATAAAATTATAATTATGCAAACTTTCATAGGTAAAATAACACATATATCTCCAATAACTGAACGAGGTGAATATAAGTCATTAAAATTTAGAGTAGAACAAGTAAATGAGCAATATCCGCAATCATGTGAATTTACAAAATCTGCAAAAGGTGATAATCGTAAGTTTATTGATGAGTTTAAAGTAAATAACCCAATAGGAAGTACTGTTGAAGTAGAATACTCTTTTAAGTCTTTTGCATGGAAAGATAAATTTATAAACGAAGTTGTGGCATGGAAAATTTATAATAAAAACAAATCAAGCCATAATAATAGCAATAGCACTACACACCATAGTAACGCATCTAAAAACGAGAATGGAAGTTGCAGTACCGATACTGACGACGATTTGCCTTTTTAAAAGTTGGTTCTACCAGAGTATCCTGCATAAATATTAATTGCAAATAAAATTACTTCTTCTTCGCTATTATTTTCTAATCTTAATAATAAGGTTTCACCCACGAGTGGGTTACCCTCCATTAATGGATTTGAAACATTAGGAGTGTTTGTGTCAAACATAAATGGTGCATAAAACGCACCGTTTTGTAATATTATCATTGAATCTGGTGTCCTACTTTCAATAGAACGGAATGAACGAGAGTTAGCTACTTTAACGTAAGGGTTGCTCCATTTCTTATTACTTTCAACACTCCAATTCGTAAATACTTTCATATCCGATGGTGCAGTATTCATTACAACGTCTAATGCTGATTTATACTGAACATCAAAGAAATTACTATACTTACTTCCTTTTTCCATTAAATGTAACTGTCCATTTATAAATGCAATATAGTCATTTTTAAGACTACCGTACATCTCTGGTATATATGACCTAAACCCAATCCAGAATCCTGTATCTATATCATAACAATTGGTGAACGGTTCTATTTTTAACTGAAAATCTGCATTGCCAAATTGCTTGAATTTTACATCATTTTCACCAATATTTGAATTTAATCCATATCCATTAAATGATGATAAACTTTGCCCTATTGTTATGTTTATAGGCTGGATACTAATATTCACTTCGTTGTTGGTTTGGTCGCTAAACCCTGAAACAACAGAACACACATAATTATAAATATCATTAGGAATCTCCGATAACTGTTTTAATAATGGTTTAAATACAGATTCTTGTAATCTTGAATTTTCATATCTATTATCAAACCCTGAAATATTACTTAATCCGTTTTGTGGTGAATATTTAAGGACAACACCAGATATTGCATCAAAAAAAATTCCTGCATTGTTTAACCTAATATAGCTTTCTGGATTTTTGCACCCTCCATCAATGTCAAGATAATAAGGTTTAATATCAAGGAAGTCATTTGTCCTAAAATGAGACACACCTCCATCGCCAAGATATGCAGTGGTTTTTCCTACAAGCCTTGTGTGGCACTTTGTTTCTTGTGCTACAAATATCAGATTTGTAAAGTCATCAATTATAGTAATTACACCCTTATCATTGTCACCAGAAACTTCTTGCTCTGCATTAAACTGACGTATAGTATTTATATTACTATCTAACAATATGTTCCCGCCAAATCGGATAATAGCAATCCTTCGTATTTGCTTATTAAAGTCGTTAATAAAGTCAACCCTACCTTTGTCGTTATCTTTTATAATATAGGTGTCATTTGGAGTCGTGTCCTCTATTATTCTTGTATGCGTCAAATACGTGTCTTCGTTTTTTGCATACATTTTTCTCCTTCTTCTGTACGCATCTCCAGTGTTTAATACTATTTCTGTATTATTATAACTCCTTGTCGGTTTATATGGATTGTTTATTTTTATAAACTCTGATGTTTCATAAAAATTCTTTTTATTGGTTATGGTTTTTAATCGAAAAATCTCTACCACCTCACCCTGAAATATCTCTCCTAAGCTCTCTATAAGAGGAATCACGAAATAATTTCCTCGTTGCTCTTTTATTTCGACTTCTACAAAATCATGTAATGTCCCATCTTTTTTATATAAAAAACGCAACCTATCTCCTTTTTCAAAAGTCCACCCTTTGACACTATCAGAGTTCCTATCTTTATATTGAACAAAAGATGTTACAATGTCAAGGTATATTTCATTCGCATCAGCAGCACTATATGTGGTATATACTGTATCAGGAACAATAACTCCATCTACGGTTTTTTCCGCATAATTCACAACATATTTAACATCAGATATAATCATCTGAATATAATCTGAATAAACTTGGTCTTCTGTCCTTAGTATATATAAGTGTGTTGACCATATAGGAGGTGCTGTTTTTGTCTTGACCTTAACTGTGAAATATCCATCCGCCTTTGTTGTTGGGGTTATTGGGTTGCCCAATGTATCTGTCGTTATATTTGGGAAATAGTCTTGTATTGGTTCTGTTGAGAACGGAAGCCTTAATCTGTGTTTACTTTCATTTGATATAACCGTTGTTTTACGCAACGCCCTATCCATTAATGTTATTCCAAAATCGTAAGTTCCTCCATTTTTCAAATAATATGTTGACGTTAATTCATTATCTACAAATAACAATACAATATCACCAACATTATAATGTGTTGTGTTGTTATAAAATGACTGTCCCATTTTAAATGTGTATTCTTTATGTGTAAATCCGTTAATACACGAATTACCGAAAATATAAAGTGTAACATCACGTTGGTCTGCCATGTTATTTGCGTAATTTCCGTATAATACAATACTAAAATTACCATCTGCATCTGTTTTATCTGTTCTCCCTGTTTGCGAGGCGACTACTATTAAATCGCTAACACCAAAACCATCACTGTCAACCACCCTCCCTTTTATTTGAGTGCGGTAAAAACTTGATATATTTTCTGCATTGGGGCGTACAGAATATAAAACAAAATTGTGCGCTATTCCACTTGTAATTGCATAACTATTATTGGTTTCTATACTACATGTTTCTTGTTTTAACTCTGATAAATTTCCCTTTAAAACAGTATCATTATTCCACACAAAACTTGGTTCACCAATAAAACCTGACAGTACATTCCAGTTCCTATCTCGGTTTTTTGTGGCGAGTATTTTTATCTTGTTTTCAATAACAGAATTTGCCTCAAATCTTCCGTAAAAATATCCATTATGGTCAGTATATGTAAAATACTTACCGTCTGTTTCATGTTCAGTTTCAGGTGTTAATGCATACATTCCGACTGTTGCCCTTTCTACCCTTATGCCGTTATAAATATCTGCCTGATTTGAACTCCTTTCATCTATAAGATATCCTTGTATTAGTGTGATTTCTTCGTCTAATGATGTTACCACATCAGCTGACCTTGCTGTGTCCTCTACTTCAAAATATGGAACACTCCCAACCTGCACACCATTTACAATCTCCACAACAACCTCTCTTGCGTTTATATCGCCATTTACCGAGTAAACATTAGTAGATGTTTTCTGGTATGCAAGACCGTTATCTATATTATACGCATCTCCTTTCCCAAGTACATCGTTATTCTGCCAACACCAATGCGAGGCAAGTCGTATAATATATTTCCCATCTGCTAAACCATCAAACGACAGCTCTTGGACAAAGGTATTTTTGTTGTCATCTAACAGTGTTACAAGACTATCAAAGTCGCTTGTTCCATCAACCAACTTTATAATATTACTCTTATCTATCTTTCTAAGCGTAGTGTTAGATTGTGTGGATATTGACATGATATCCGTACCCGCAATATATCCAATAAACCCTTTCATTGCCAATTTCTGACCAAAATTATCAAGTGCTTCTTTAGTTGCAGTTATTGGCACTCTACCTACTGGTGCTGGGTTGTTAATAGAAACACCACCCCAATAATACACGTTTGATTCCTCTTGTAGTTGCATTATAGGCATCAAGTAATCACCATTTACAAATGACTTAATTCTTATTTCCACCTTTGCACTACCATTGTATGTTTTTGATTTTTCGTTAGGATTAAACTGTACGTCTAAGTCAAAATCAAAACATTCCTCATGATAGTTTTCTGTGCAATCGCCAAGTAATAAGCGATTGTTTGATGAAGATAAAACGCCACATTGTAAAGGAACTGTATCGTATTGTTTTAGGTCGTCATACTCTCCTACTGCTGATGCGAAAATATCATTATAGAAACGATAAGCCTGTTGTCCTTTTGGTATTTGACATTGGTCTATTGTGATAAAACTATACAACTCACCATTATTAGTGTTTCTATACCCTAACATCACCTTGTCTATCAAGTGAAGTTGGTTGCTATCGTTTAGGCAATCAAAAATTTCATCTGTATAGTCAATCTCAATATAATTATATTTCTTAGCACAATCACCACTTGTGTTTATTGATTTTGACCATGAACTCCACACAGAACTATTGCCATCTTTATAGATGTACTTATACCTAAACTGCCACGTATTCCCAGATAATAAATTCCTTTTATTTTTCCTATCTCGCTTTAAAACCACTCGTGGTGCTGTGCTTGGTGGATAGCACACAAGGTCTATCTGTCTTTCATTGTGTGGTTTTGGGTAAAAGTTTTGTGCCACAATGCGTAGTTGTGGTGAAGACGTGGAAATATCACAAGACCCAGAAATTTTTTCTTTTAGAATTATTGAACAATCACAATTTTCAACCTCAAAATATTCGCTTATTAATTGGTTTGAGGCTAACAACGTTCCGTTATTACCTGTGAACAAACTAACAGAAACTCCGTTGTGTTTAAAGTTAAGAATATTAAAGTTTAATATATCATTGTCAACCTGCTGTATCTCCCATTTCTTTTGCTTTTTATAATCAATAGCCCAATCTATATTTAAAAATCTTGGTGAGTTATACCTATCTGTCCAATACAAATACTTATCCATAAGGATTTTTGCTTTAGCACCTGCTATTTTAAAGTGCTTGTGAAACCCAAGTATAACATTGTCTGGTGTGTCTTTTATTAATAATTGTATTGGATTATCGAATGTGGGATTGTAAATATAAATACCACTTTCATTATTACTATTCCAATTGAAAAATATAATAAAAGAACCTGAGTTATTTTTTCTTGTGCCTAAACATGTGTTTTCACCATTTGGTAATAAATTATTGGGAACAAATAGTGTGCCTTTGATATTCGTAAACGCACCTTTCGTGCTTTCATCTCGTTTCCCTATTCTACCATTAAGAATATACCTTGCAGCACCATCTCTGATGTATCTTACCTCTGTGTCGGTGTCCTGAATCTTTGGTAATATTTTTTGGCTATATCTGTGTCTCATCTTTTAATTATCTACCTAAATTTCCAGTATAAATATGCATCATTTCCGCCTTTAGCATATCTAAAATACCTTTTAATACCTCTTGCGAAGTTAACAATTTTGCTTGTCTTTTATACTCCTGCCACTTTATTTGTACCATAGATAATGATGATGGATTATTCAACTCTATCTGCCATTGAATATACGCCTTTATTGCTGCTTTTAATATTATAGGTACTTCTGTTTGCCCTGTTTCTGAAACACCAGAACTTTTATATTTAAGTATTATTTTTTCAGCATACAATCCACACGTTGAACTTAAATAAATCCTGCCATTGTGAATTTTATATGCTCCAATAGTGGTATATGCAGGGAACGTAGGAATAGCATCAAGGCTACTGTTTTTATATTCTATCCCGTTCCAGTTGTAGTAACTATTAAATGAATTAGGAATAGCATTACAGCTAAAACAGTTTAATGTCGTTTTAAAAACCTCATCTGCATTTTTAATTTCACCACACCCACATTCATCTTGACAATCACCTATTATTGATATAATCCTTTCATTTTCTGATTCTGTAACAGGTATTGTATATGAACAAATATTTGGAGATGGGTTTTCTTCGCTTTCATGTGGAACTAAAATACTATCTCCATTAGGGTTGTTAATGTCGGAAGTGTAAGTAAATAATGCGTCTCCACTTCCTTTATTTACAATGCTATACAATATTTTTTTTGAAATATTTGCGTTACTGTCGCAACAAAAATTATCCTTAAACTCCCTTATGCATAAGGTGTCATCATGGTCTAATTCTACTATTCTACCATTTATACATATACCTAATGCAACAAACTTCATGTAATCGTCTGGAAGTTTAGCACTGTGTGAGTTGGTATCTATATCAATCGCCACGCTTCTTACTGAAATAAACCCTTTTGAATTTAATTCACTCAAACAATCCCTACCGTATAAAATATACTCTAAAAGATTGCTCTCACTACTATCCCTTTTAGAGATAGATATTTCACTCGCTATTTTATGTAGATTTGTTGTAACCATTATACTTTATCATTTCTTCCATCAATTACTTTATCCTCTGTCGTTTTAGCTTCAGGAACAAACCATTTGTAAGCTTCCTCTAATAGTAGATAATTTAATTCTGGCTTTATTGTTATTTTGTTGTTTGGGTTGAAATTATGTAAAGATACACTTTGTACTAATCTAACACGTAATTCATTCACGCAATCGTCTAAATTGAAAAATACAAGTCTATGCCCATTTGTACAACCCTCAACATACTCATAGGTAAATAAATTACCCGTTAACTCACCCAATACATTTACTCTATTAAATGCCTCTATTTGCCCAGAATCAACATATACAAACGTTACAAACCTATCTTTCACATAAGATACCTTTGGCAATACTGTGCCATTTAAAAACATTGGCGCATTAGGCAGTACTAAATAACTTTCTTTGTCGCCTTTTACAACCTTTGCTGTTATGGTTGTAAACACAGTAGCATCTGTTACTGACTTTTGTAGTTGATATAGTTTTATATAGTCATTCTGTATCAATACAGGCACTAACTGCTGTAAGATAAAATAAACTTCTTCCTCTTGTATAGATAAATCAGAGGATATATCTCCCCCAGCAATTTTTCTTCTTACTATTTCTGCTGCTTCTTTATATGTCATTAGCTACCTGTGTTTAATCTGTTCTCTGCAAATTGAATATCAGATGTATCATCTATGTATAATCCATACTCCTTAACCATGCGTGATACTATCTCCGAAATTAAGGTATCATCCCATTCTGGGTTTACACTCGTTAGTGGATTATATACAGGTGCATCATTAATTATTGTATAACCCCAAATTGGTGTTATAGGTTTTTTAAGGTATTCAATCCTTATATTGTCAGCCTTTGTAACAGGAAAATAAACTTTCCATCCATCATAAAAAGGACAATAAATAGCCTTTTTAATTAAACTGCTGTTTACACGATTTGTCCACTTGTTTTCTTCAATAAAATCTAAATCACCAAGCAATTTTATGTATTCGTCTTTTATATCCTCACTATCTTTAGGCACACAACCACATGACTTTAGAGAATTTATCAAATCGCTATTATCTTTCTTTACTATTGTGGTGTAATATACAGATGTTTCATACAGTAAGTCTTGTGGCAATTTATCATTTGGTATAAAATCCCAATTAGATAAATTTATGTTTTTACTCTTACGAAATGGCTTTAAGTCATCATGTATCTTCTTTGTCCTTGCGTAAGCAATATTAGGCATTCCTGTTGAGAACTCAATCCTTTCTGGAAGTCCAAGCCTTTGCTTAAATAAGCTAAAGTGAGCATTTACCAACCATGTATTGAATTTATCAATAGTATAACCACCTTGTTGTGGATAGTTGATAAGTGCATCGAAGCTCTTTTTTAT